CAAAGAGTGGTCGGTTCGAACAGGTATCAACGCCGGAACGATCAAGACGCGCCTCAGAAAAGGAATGCCGATGGGTAAGGTGTTGGCTGAGGGTGATTTGCGTGGTGCTTAAGTTGATTTTGGATTTAACTCTTTTAGCGCTTCAAATAGTTTATTCAGAATTTCCGGGTTAACAGCTGCTGTCTCAACATCAATGTTTGCAACGTCATTTTTCTCTTCGATGGCCTCAACAGCCGGGCCATCGTGCCATTTCGAGAACGCCTCCTTTACTTCGTCCCATCCCGCAGTCGCTCCATAGCTTTGGACATACATTTGACCAAATGAGACACCGTGAATGATATCGGAAACCCTAAGAGACTCGGATAGATATTTTTGAGAAAGAAGGAATGCGAAGCGGGCAATAATTCCCGACACCCCCATAAAAAATGTGCCCTTGATGAGCAAGAACATGACATTAGAAGTTGGAATTGATTCTGTTGTAGCTAAGGACGCCTGATATATCGCCAATGAAGCGATAAATAGAGCGATTGCTAGCGCGACGCCTCCACAGACTGACCAAGCAGTTGATTTAGACATTAATTGACTTTCCCGCTTTCGCAAATCTGTTACCACACTTCCGACAAAGGTAGCCGAAGTCGATTGAAGTTTTTTGTTCGCTTCTTCGTCATAGCGTTGCTTTGTTTTTTCAAATTCTGTTCTCTCAATTTCGAGACGCTTTTTGGCTTCGGCTATATCATTGCTGCTTTTGTCAAGGTCTGCTATAAGTGCGTGATTGCGAACTTCTGATGCTCTTTGTAACTGCTCCATTTTTCTTGAGCGATCTGAGAATTCACGTTCCAAGCTTTCTTCTCGTAATGTGATGTCGTGTCTTTGTTTCTCAAGGCGTGCATGAAACTCCCTTTCTTGGTTTTGCATTTGTTTTTTTAGGGCTTCACGTTCACCCTCCAACCGTTCGCTAAGCTCTGAATTATATGTTCGGAGGCGCATAAGCTCTTGGTGAAGAGCTGTTATCTCTTCGTTAGCAATGACGTCATCTGGCAGAGCGCCAAGGCGAGCGAGAAAATTTTCTTTATTCTTATCTGCCATCAAAATTACTCCTTGGCCTGCCCAACTCGATGTAAAGAACCTATCAACTCAATTAGGAGTGAATACTAGCTGCTCCACACAAAGTTTGAAGGGGCAATCGTGCGAGGCGGGGTGGTCTCGAACTTTACCCTCTATCAGAGGACCGGCGGGGGGAGGTCTCTGCACGATTTGCGTTAAATAACTTTTCCATATCATTCGTTTGTGATATATCAATATTATTGATGTATTGTTTCCGAGTGATTTTTTATGCCCATTACGCCCGTGGCCTCGCTCAAGGCCCATTTGAATCTTGAGCACGATCTAGACGACGATCTTTTGACTTCCAAACTCGACGCCGCCGAAGGCTATGCAGCGAACTATATCGGCGCGGCCATTTCTGAGCCGGTCCCGGCGACGATCACGCAAGCCGTGTTGATGTTGGCGGGCTTTTGGTATGAGCACCGCGAAGCCGCGCAGTCGGGCGGCAACGCCTATATCGTGCCCTTCGGTGTGCATGACCTGTTGCAAGCCTCACGCAAGTGGGCGGTGTGACATGGCGAGTGATTTGCAAGCACAGTCCAAACGCCTCGCCGCGCGCCTTGAGGCGATCCCGTCCGAGATCGTGAAAGAGCTTCGTCCGGCCCTCATTCAATCCGCCGATGATCTGGCACAAGTCGCCAAAGCTCTCGCACCGGAAGACGAAGGCGATCTAAAGCGCTCAATCGAAGTGACGCCGCCGGGTGGCATGACGCCCGCCTATGCGCAGGGTGGTGGACGCCGCCAAGCGGGTGAGAACCAAGCGCTTGTGACGGTTGGCAATCCCGATCAACGCCACGGGCACCTTGTTGAGTTTGGCACCAAGCCGCACAAAAACGGTGGGCAGTTCGAAGGCACGGATCACCCCGGCACAGAGGCACAGCCGTTTCTTTTGCCCGCAATGCGTCTGACACAGGGGCGCAATCTTCGCCGGATCGGCCGCGCGATTGGCAAGGCGGTGCGCAATGCTGCGAAGAGTGGGGGCGGCAATGCTTGATCCCGTGCTTGGCTTTCAAACCGCAATTCGCCAAAGCTTGCTTGCATCGCCGGATGTGGCCGCTCTTGTTGAGGCGAAAAACATCCGCGCCGGGGGTGGACGTCCTGACAAACTCCCCTCGGTGCTCTTCTCAAACGCACAAACCGAATACCTCGGACGCGCAGCCGGATCGCAGCGCATGGCGCGCGTGTTCCTGACGCTGCATGTCTGGGCACAGGAAGACGGTGCCGACACCGCGCGCCAGATCGGTGCGGCGGTGTTTGAGGCGTTGGAATTTGGCCCGCAAGCCAATGGCGAGATTTTTGTTGATGAATGGCACACGCCGTCCGTGGTGTGGGTGCGCGATCCACACCCGAACCTGACGCTCACCCATGGCGCAATGAGCCTTGAGGCCGTGGTCCGGTGGAAGGTGTGACCATGAAAGCAGGTAAACTTGACCGGCAAGTGAGCTTTGAACGCCGTTCGCAAGAGGTGCAGGACACCGGCGCAACGCTTGAAACGTGGGCCACGTTTTTGACGGTGCGGGCAGAGGTGCGGGATTTGATGGCCGATGAGATCGCGCTTGATCTCGGTGAAGGCGAAAAGGCAACACGGGTCTTTGTGATCCGTTGGACGCCGGAGACGATCACCACCGAGGACCGGGTGACATACAACGGCCAAAGCTATGACATTCGCCAGATTGCCGAGATCGGTCGCCGTGGTGGCCTACAGATCACAGGGGCGACGGTATGACCGCCATGCACATGCGCGGGATCAAACCCGCCCTGACACCCGACACGGACGCGCTCACCAAAACTCCACCCGCGCCAAAATTCCTCAGCGCCCATTCAAAAGCCGAATGGAAGCGGATTATGCCGCAACTGATCGCGCGGCGGATCATCACCAAGGCCGATCTTGCGGGCGTGGAAAGCTACTGCATTGCGGTCGGTTTTGTGCGCCAAATCGAAGAGGAACGTGCCGCCGCCGGTGGTTTGATTGACGTGAAGCTCTTCGGTGTGTTGAACCGCGCAGCACAGACTGCGCGACAGTTTGCGAGCGAATACGGGCTGACACCGACCTCACGCGCCCGGATCGGGTCCAACGCGCCAGAGGATGCGGACGACGACGATCCGCTTGCGGTGTAACCCATGAGCACGAAGAGCACCTATCCGGCATGGGTGATGGACAATTCTCCTATTCCTGATCCGATGGGCTTTGGTGAGCGGGCGGTGAAATTCTTGCGCCGCCTCAAACATCCGGCAAGCACGGCACCAAAACGCGCGTTTCAACTTGCGCCGTGGCAAGAGCGGATCGTGCGGCGCATTTATGGCCCGCGCAATGCGGATGGGTCACGGATCGTCAAACAGGTGTTTTTGATGATCCCGCGCGGCAACCGCAAAACCTCACTGGCTGCGGCGCTGGCGCTTTTGCATCTTCTCGGACCTGAGAAAGTCCCGGCGGGTCAAATCATCTTTGCCGCCTCAGACCGTGAACAAGCGGGCATTGGGTTCCGGGAAGCCGCCGAGATCGTGCGGCAAGACACGCGCCTTGAGGGCGTGACTAAGATTTATGATGCGCACAACGCACCGAAGACGATCAAGAGCGCTTTGGATGGGTCTTCGCTCAAATCGGTGTCCTCGGACGGGCGCGCACAGCACGGCACCACACCGACCTTTGTGCTTGCGGATGAAATCCACACATGGCGCGGCAATGACCTCTGGGAAGCATTGCAATCGGGCATGGCAAAGCGGTCGGGTGGTTTAACGGTGATTGCCACCACGGCAGGGCGCGGTAATGAGGGGCTTGCCGCAGATACTTACAACTATGCGCGCGGTGTTGCCCTCGGTCAGATTGAAAACGAAGAGTTCTTGCCAATCTTGTTTGAACCGGATGCGGGCGATCCATGGGACGATGAGGCGGTTTGGCAGCGGGTGAACCCCGGCCTTGCCTATGGCTTTCCTGATCTGGACGGGCTGCGGTCGCTGGCGAAAAAAGCCAAGGACAGTCCAAGCGAGCGCTACAGCTTTGAGCAATACAACTTGAACCGATGGTTTGCGAATAGCCGTGATCCGCTCTTTGATTTTGCCACCTATGACGCGCGTCAGTTCGAAGAGGATGAAACCGATCTTGACAGCTTGCCGTGCTGGCTTGTGTGGACCTGTCGCGCTCTGGCGACCTGACCGCCGTTGTTGCGGCCTTTCAACATCCTGACGGACAGGTGACGGTGAGGCCCACCTTCTTTGTGCCCAGTGAAGACCTGAAAGCGCGCGGGGATCGCGACGGGGTGCCGTATCAGGACTGGGCCGATCAAGGTTTGATCCGCCTGTGTCCCGGTCCGATCATTTCCGAGGATGCCGTGGAAGAAGAAATTCGAGAATTGTGCGCCACCTA